TTGCCCGCGATCTCGGAGCACACACACCCCTTCACTGCCCGAAGCAGGGAGTAGGTGATGGGAATTGTATCGAATGGTGTGGGCAAGCACCGTCAATCGGCGCAGGTGATGTATGCGGGGAGAAACCAAGCGGGCCTAAGAGGGCAGAGGTGAAGTAGTAGTAGGATCTTAAACGAAAGGAGGTGAATGAAATGATTTTCGATGACGTGAAAGCAAGAGTGTTTGCGGGTGCAGCTTTCCTCGATGCAGCTCTTGGAACCAAGTGGACCAAGAAGGTTGATGCGGAACGCTTAGCCATATCGAACGGTGAGGCGTGCATCCTCGGCCAAGTCTTCGGGGATTACAGCTATGGCATCGACGAGTTGGAACTGATTGACGCGGATGGGAACTCCCTGACTATGGCACGAACTCTCGGGTTCGAGCAAGACAAGGACAACGCGGTTACCTACGACCTTCTGGACCAAGAGTGGAAGAAGCTACTCCGCAACCGGAAGAGACAGGCTACACGGAAGAAACACACCTTACGTGTACCCATTGTCTAAAGAAGAGGGATGAGCAGGCGGAAAGATTAACGTGCGCAACAGAAGGGGAGTTACACATGAGTGCATTAGCAGAACAGCTTTTAAGCGAATTCACCGTTGAGGAAGTTACTAATCCCGATGTGGGAGCTTACGAAGACGCCATCTTCGTGGGCGGAGAAGCTCGGGTTACCAAGAAGGGCGGCTACATGATGGTCGCGCAGTTCGAGGCGCCGCGCAAGAACGGCACCGGTACTCTTCGGCATAAAGAGTACATCAACTTCGCGAAGGAGGATTCACATCCCCGCGTGAAACAGATGGCTCTCGGCTGGTATCGCGCCCTGGGCGTGGTCCCCGCGGGTACGAAGAATATTCCAATCTGCAAGGACTTCAATGACGCTGAGCGTTTAGTCTCGGCTATCAACGGTGACACCGCAGGTAAGATCGTTCCAATCTCGTTGCACGAAGATGACAGCGGCAGCTTGCGGGCGCGCGCCATCCGTTCGTTCTCCTAAGATAGGGTAACGATAAACACAGGGGGAGGGGCTTCGGCCCCTCCCTCTAGCTTAGGAGGAATGAATGGCAATACAGAATCCGAAAGACCCGCTCGGGCTTGAACCACCTGACTGGGGTTACGAACTGAAGTACCCAAGAGACAAACTCTATGAAGACTACAGAAGGATGGAACAGCTAGTGAAGGAGATGCAGATCAAACCGGGCACACTCTATCCCGCTTACAAGGAACCAAAGACGCAGAAGCTGGAAGAGTTTACTTCGTTGGTTGTCCCGGGAGTAGGGGGCGCAAGCTTTGAGGCGAAGATCGGCAAGGGCAGCGACATGATCGAAGTCTCCATCGGAGTCGCGAAGCTTTCAATCAAGCGAGATGTACTCGCGCAGCTTGTGACAAAGCTGCATGAGGAATTGCAAATGGAGAAGCTAGGCAAATGAGTTCCGAACCTTTCAAAGAGGAAGGCCCGTTCGAAGAACACCTAAAGGCCAAGACGAACCCAGACCCAGTGAACCACCCTACGCACTACACCAGCGGAAGCGTCGAGTGCATAGCTGCAATCGAGGCAGCTCTAACAAGAGAAGAGTTCCGCGGTTTTTGTAAGGGCAACGCGCTTAAGTACATCTGGCGCGAGCGGCTCAAGGGGCAAACCCAGGATGTACAAAAGGCGCGGTTCTACCTCAGGCGCCTGGAGGAAACCAAGTGATAGATCATAAAGCGGCAAGCCGAAAGCAGCTTGAGAGGGATGAGGGGAAGCGGTATCGGGGGTACAAGTGTACCTCGGGGTACTGGACCATCGCGATAGGCCATAACATACAAACCGGCCCGAAGCTTTCCGAGACAGCAATAGAAGTAATCTTCGATACCGATTGGAAGATTGCCTGTGACGAGATAGCGCAGCGGATTCCGTGGGCTAAGTTCCTTGATCCCGTAAGACATGGCGTGCTCGTGAACATGTCATTTAACATGGGCATAGACCGGCTGTTGAAGTTCAAGAACATGCTCGCAGCCTTGCGCAGTAACGACTGGGAAACCGCAGCGCGGGAATGCGCTGACCCGCATTACGTAGAGCAGGTGGGTGACAGGGCGCACCGGCTAGCGAAACAAATCTTAATCGGAGAGTGGCAATAAAGGAGAGAAATGGCAAACGAACCAAGCTGTCCCTCGAAGCTGGTTCGCAACGCTCGAATAGCTCTGATCGGAGATTGCGCAAGCGATAGTGACATAGGTGAACAGAAGCCTTTTACGGGCAGCGCCGGTCGCATCTTGAGTAAGATGATGAACGGGGCGCAGCTCAGGATGGATGAATGTACACTCAATTATGTAATCAAGGAAGCCTGCCGGAACGGGGATGTCTCGCATCTTTACAAGGATGCAAGGCAACTCGAACCAACACCAAGGCTCCTGCAGTATCGCGAGCAGTTAAAGAAAGAGCTGTCTGGTTATTCGACCTACCAACCGAATGTAGCAGTAGCAGTCGGAGAGGAAGCATTAAGGAGTTTAACGGGCCTGCAGGGGATTCAAAAGTACCGCGGTTCAATCTTACCTTCGAACCTAGTACCTGGGCTGAAAGTGATTCCTCTGCTTCGCCCCTCCTTTATCCTCCAAGGACAATGGAAATACTTCTGGATAGGAATGCAAGACTTCCAGAGGGTGCGGCGCGAATCAGTTTCGAAAGTAATAAAGCCCCTTGCCTGGACTTCACATATAAATCCCCAGGCCAAGGATGTCATAGCGTTCTTCAACTCCATAGGCAGCGATGCCTTATGGTGCATTGATATAGAAACCAGAGGGGGTTACATCGCATGTTTCTCTGTAGCGAGTGGCAGTACCGCACTGTGCGTGCCGTTGCAAAATACCTGCGGGACAAACTATTTCGTGGGCGACGAGGCACGCATCTGGCGGGCGTTGCAGGAACTGATGAACCGCAACCCCAATTTGATCGGCCAGAACCTGACCTTCGATCTGGATTACTTGATGGATCGTGGACTCGAACCGAGTGGGATCTTTATGGATACCATGGTCGCCCACGCCATCCTGCATCCAGAATTTCCGAAGGGATTAGATTTCTTGGCGTCGATCTATACCTCGATGCCTTACTACAAGGACGAGGGGAAAACGTGGAACTCGAAAGTCCCAGACAAACAGCTCTGGGAGTACAACAACAAGGACACGATTACCACTCTCTGGGCAGCGCAAGAGATAGAGAAAGAGTTAAAGCAAAGAAACCTCGCTTCACTTTACCACGACTACGTGAATGTCGAGCTTGGCTTAGCTTTGGAAATGCAGCGGCTGCGGCTGCCCATCAGCGAAGACAACCGGTTAGAGTTATCGAACTGTATCGACGAGGCCCTGAAGGAAGTACGTGGGAGATGGCCCCAAGATTCCAAACTGAATTGCAACTCCCCGAAGCAGGTAACAGAGTATCTCTACACTACGTTAGGCTTAAAGGGAAAGTACAAGTTTGGCTCTGGACAGCAATCTCTTCGTGCGGACGAAGACGCCATCATGGAGTTAAGGGCGGAGTATCCGGACGTAAAGGAGCTTAAGTGGCTACTCGAAGAAAGACATCTGCGCAAGTTGAAATCTTCCTATATCGACGTTCCGAGGGACGCGGATGGGAGATTACCCGGAGCGTGGTACGTCTGCGGAACGGAGACAGGGCGATGGTCAAGTGGCAAGTCGAACCGGGGCAGGGGCACCAACTTACAAACCATTCCCAAACCGTTACGCCACATGGTTGTACCACCGGACGGATACATCTTTGTGCAACCGGACCTATCCCAGGCGGAAGCACGGATGGTAGCGTATCTCGCAGGGTGCGAAAAGCTAATAGGGTTATTCAATGACACATCGAAAAATATCCACATGGAAAACGGGAAGAGCATCTTCGGTGCTTACCCAGTTAAGGATTCTCCTGATTACGTGCTGGCTAAGGCTTGCGTCCATGCTTCAAATTACAGAATGCAGGCGAAGACCTTCTCCGTGCAAGCGGGGATTACACTGCGCAAGGCTTCAGAGGTACTTGAAGGATACCACGCCACTTACCCCGAGATCAGACAGTGGCACCAGCACATCCGGGATGAAGTGTTCCGAACCGGTGTGCTCAGAACACCTTTCGGCAGAGAGCGATTGTTCTACCAAGCACGCGCCGAGATCATGCTCACGGGGAAAATGAGCAATGATGCATGGCGGGAATCGCTGGCTTATAAACCACAGGCCACGATCCCCGATATTGTGAACAAGGCGATGATCCAGCTATGGGAGAAGTTTCCCGAAGCACGCTTTTTCCACCAGGGCCATGATGCATTTTTAACCGCTGTGCCCGTGGAGATGCTGCATGAAGTAGCAACAGCAATTAAGGTGTTCTGCACGATGCCTTTGGCAGTAGAGGGTATCGACGGAATCACGAGGACGCTTACCATCCCCGCCGAAACAGCATGCGGGTATTCGTGGCTAGCCATGAAGGGATGGGAAGGCGAAGAAACATTAACCAAAGAAGAATGGGAATCTTGGGCCGCTAAAAAATATAACTTCAACGCGATCAAGGATGACCTTCTACATACGAAGTAGGAGGGGGAAGGTGGAGAACAAGCAGATAACAGGCCCGTTCGATCCAGACAAGTTTGATCTTGGAAGTATCTTTAAGGACACGTGGTATCCCGGAATATACAAAGTTACCCCTGCGGATGCCCCGATTCCTAATGCGATCTGGGAGGGTATCATCCCTTCCTCGGCGCCCAACGATATGAACAAGGTGATTCTCTTCGGTCCCCCTAGCGTGGGCAAGAGCACCTTCATGTTCGATCTGGCGGAGCATGTGCAGACTGGACAGACGTTTCTGGGTCGGGCGACGACGAGGACTAACACGCTTTTCGTATCTCTCGATATGCCGAAGTGTGTTGTTTTTAACAGGTGGTTAGGGAACCCGAACGCAAATCCACCGGTTCCACCGTTCACGCGAACTTTCGATTTCTACAGCTTCGATCCTTTCGACTGCCTTGCTTTAGACTTCCGCACGAGCACCGTGTTCCTGCACCTGCTCGCGGTTGTCAGGCAGAAGAAGATCGGCTTTGTCATCTTCGATGCTCTCAGGGAAGTGCATAGCAGGAGCCTTAACGATGACGATGTAGCGCAGAAGGTTTACGCCGAACTGAAAGCCTGGATGCCGGGGGTTACAGTTTGTCTGATACATCACACGCGCAAGTCACGATTCGACCAGAGTGGCCGCGCTATAAGCGGGGGAACGGACGACGATTCCCACGGCTCGAAGTACTGGACAAACTTGGCGCAGGTGGGCATTGCCCTACACAAAACCAACCAAGTAGTGACGGAGGTAAATGTAACAAAGAGCCAAGTCTATCCGATGCTGGATGACCCCATGAGCGTCTTCCTGGATGACCGTTTAGTAAAGGTCCATCTGTGGGATGATGCGACACAGCAGCAGGATAAAGCGAAGTTGCTGACCGCGGAGCAAGCCTGTGCGCAAACCCCAGGCTGGCACAAGAAGAGTAAGGTACAGCAGAACCAAGACTTGGCAGCGAGGCTCGGAATATCAATCAGACAGCTCTATCGCTATAGAGCAGCAGCACAAAGAGTATAAGGAGATTAGCATGAGGAAACCACGAACTCATTTGCTAATCACCGACACGCAAGTAAAGCCTGGAAACAACCTTAATTACATTGACTGGCTCGGACAGTACATCCTAGATAAAAAACCGGATGTCGTTAACTGCATCGGTGATTGGTGGGACATGCCTTCGCTCTCTTCCTACGACAAGGGGAAGAAGAGTTTCGAAGGAAGGAGATACAAAAAAGACATAGCGGCAGGATACGAGGCGATGTGCAGGTTGTTTGCTCCCATGGACAAGTGGAACAAGCGGCACCGCACAGCGGGCTACATGCCTGAGCTAAACTTCTTCCTGGGGAATCACGAGTACAGGATTCAACGGGCGGTAGATGCGCAGGCTGAGCTCGAAGGTACGATTGGGCTAGAAGACTTAGCCCTGCAGCAATGGGGCTGGACAGTCCATCCCTTCCTCAAGCAAGCGTGCATTGATGGCGTCGTTTATATGCACTACTTCCCCTCGGGACCGAAGGGCCATCCCATCGGAACCGCCAAGGGGATCATAAATAAGTATCACCAGAGCGCGGTGTGCGGTCATCTCCAGGGTAGGGACATCGCTTATGGTAAGCGCGCTGATGGTACTCCCATCACCGCCATCATCGCGGGTTCCTATTACCCGCACGACGAGGATTATCTATCGCCATTTACCAATAACCACTGGCGCGGAATCTACGTCTTCCATGAAGTGCGTGATGGAAGTTTCGATGAGATGCCGGTGAGCATTGAGTATCTCAGAAGGAGGTACTCGTAATGCAACTCTGGCTGAACGGCGAAGAGATCAGTAAGGCGGTTACGGAGTATGTAGAGAAGCACATCATTCGAGAAGACCAGCGCGTTACGAAGGTGAGCGGCGC